ACTACAAAGATGATGGGCACTCTAACCTGGACGAGCTGGCTCTGGAGTGGACTGACCTCTGCGCTATCATGAAAATGCTGGCAGAGGTAGATATCGAGTGGATGCACTGTCCGGCGCGACTCGTCGAAAAGATCGAGAGAACAGAACGCTTAATGCAAGTGTCTCGGCAAATGGGAGTATTAAAATGAGCAATACCTTAAAGCCTGAGGGAGCGGCCGCTACAGAGTTCTTGTTGACTCAAGCTGATTTAAAGAACTTGGCTGACTACTTAAAGTATACTTATGATCTCTCTACAGATAGCCTATATGACAATATCTTGCATTGGCTGGTGGAGCCTGGAAATGTTTGAAGTAGCGTTCTGGTGCTCAATGTATTCAATGCTAGTACTGGCATTTGGTTTTTATGTAGGCTACGAAATAGGAAAGAACAATGGCAATAGCAATAATTGACGGAGACGTGGTTGTACATCGCGCATGTTACAACAGAACCGCAGGTTTAATAACTGACTGTGAAATTACAGGATCAAAACTCCCCCCGCGCCAATTGGATGAAAATGGGGAGCCTATATTTACTGAAGAAGAAGATCGGCTATACTTGGAGACCTGCTATACAAACTTGAAACGTATGTTAGATAAGATTCAAGAACGCCTTTGGTGCGACACTAGAGTGGTGTATATCAAAGGTATCGGAAACTTCAGAGATGATTTGTTTCCGGGATACAAAGGACATCGCAAGAGTAAAACCCCAAATAAGTTCTTACCAATGCTGCGACAGCTTCTAGAATTGGAAGGATTGGCAATACCGGCGCACGGTCGAGAGGCTGATGATCTAATCAGAATCAAAGCTGAAGAGTGCAGAGCCGCCGGTGAAGAGTTTGTGATATGCTCTATCGACAAAGATCTGAAATGTATTCCGGGGAAACATTATTATATTCACAAGGATGAAGAAGAAACGATAACCGAAGAGTACGCAATGCGTTTCTACTATGAGCAGTTGTTGCAAGGGGACCCTGTGGATGCTATTCAAGGTATCCCAAAGATCGGTCCAAAGACTGCCCAAAAGTTATTAGTGGGTTGCGAGTCTGAAGAGGAGTTTCAATTTGTAGTCCAAGAGCAATACCAGAAGTATTTTGGAGATGGTTGGATAGAAGCTTTGGAGTTTAATGGTATGTTGATACATATCCAAAAAACCCTAGACGACGTTTTTAGTATTGATGATTGGGTTTAATTAACCCTTTTGGAGGATTTTATGTTTATCTTATTCAGCGCTGACGACGAGAATGACGAGATTGTCAAAGAACTTGTATTCTCAGAAATGCCTAGTATTGACCTTTTAGAGCTTCCTGAGAGGGACATCGATACAAAGGCTGTTTTGGAAAAAGCAAGACTAGGTAAAGGGTGGCATGACGGAGATCACACTCTGTATCATCTGATCGAAATTTCTTAATTAAAACAGCCTGGGCATGCTTCTTAACTGCCTATAATCTTTTCGGAGACTTACAACAATGATAAATACAAAAGATTTGTGGTTAGTACCTCACAGAATTAAACCTATTGACGCTTGGAGACTTTTTATATGGCCGCTTATACAGGCGCAGTTCCTAAACTCATCCCTAAACCTCTATTCAGTAATGGACACTGGAAATTTCCGGAACAAATGGGGTCTATCGATAAAACTGGTTTTATTTACGTTATTCGTGACAATTATATGGGCCGTTTCTATCTTGGAAAGAAGTCATATAGAGGTTCTGGGAAGTTAAACAAAGGTGTAGAATCTAAGTGGCGCACTTATACATCATCCAGCAACACTATGAAAGAGATGTTTGACAATAGAGATATTAAGGACTTTGACTTTATAGTTTTGGAAGAGTACTCCGCCAAGGGAGCATTGTCTTACGCAGAGACATGGTCTTTATGTTTGGTGGAAGCTCCCACAACACCTGAATGGTATAACAAAAGAATCGAGGCTATCTCATGGTCAGTAAAAGAACGTGTTACAGAGCGTCACAAAGAGCGCTTGCAATTAACCATAGAGGGTAAATCTTTATGAATCCTAGACATAACTGCGGTGAGCACTTTACAAAGATTGAGTGCGCCAAACGATACCACGACAAACGTAGAATGTCGATGAGATTTCTGTACTTTCAATGGACTGGCTATAAATTCAATTTTGGCTTTAAAAAGTCTAAGGAGCTCAAATGGCTATTATCTCGAGCAAAAATCCGTGTTTAAAATGTGGAAGCTCTGACGCTAGACAGATATACGACACTGGCACTTCTTATTGTTTTAGTTGCAACACACCTTTCAAAGAGGATAAAATGGCGGATGATGAGTTTGAGGTGGTAAAGGCAACTTCTGTGAGAAACCTTAAACCACCATCAATGCGTAAAGATAATGTATTGTCTTTGGATGATATTAGAGAGTTAAAGGTAAGAGGAATTCCTGAAAGAAAGATTGGCAAGACAGTGCTAGAATTCTTCGGTGTTAAGATGACATTTAACTCTGACGGTGAAACTGAGGCGCACTATTATCCTTACGGTGAAGATGCGTATAAGATAAGAAGATTGCCGAAAGACTTTTCGTGGATAGGAAAATCCAAAGAATTATTTGGCATGAATCTTTTCAACTCTAATGGAAAACGTCTGATTATCACAGAAGGTGAATTAGATACTTTATCTATGGCGCAAGCGTCTTTCGATAAATATGAAAAGATTTACCCTGTGGTATCACTATCTTCTGCCTCTGCCACTAAATCAATCTTAGAGCATAGAGAGTGGGTACGATCTTTCGGGGAAGTCATCTTGTGTTTGGACACCGATGAAGCTGGAAGAGCAGCACAAACCGAAGCTATCAGGATTATCGGCATTGACAAAGTAAAGCTTTGGAAGCCACCGCCTGACTGTAAAGATGCTTGCGATGTTTATCTTAAACACGGTACTAAGACACTGATGAGCTTAGTATTCGACGCAGCCCCTTATATACCCGCAGGTATTGTTGGGAAAGACGCTTTGTGGGAAGCTCTGGCTAATTACAATGCTATTGCTTCGCATCCGTACCCCAAATGCATGGATGGCGTAAATGAGAAACTTAAAGGTAAACGATTTGGAGAGATAACTCTTTTCACCTCAGGGACCGGATCAGGCAAGTCGTCCTTATTGCGAGAGATAATTTTAGACATCTTGGAAACGACTTCTGATTCTAAAATTGGGATAATCTCATTAGAAGAGTCGCCGCATGAGACAGCTCGAAAACTATCAGGTATGTGTATTGGAAAAAACCCTGCTAGAGAGGAAATACCTTTGGCTGAATTGAAGGTGGGTTTTGATAAAGCCTTCGGCGATAATAGAATCACAGTATTGGACCATCAAGGCTCAATCAGTGACAATTCTATTATAGATCAGTTGGAGTATATGGCACTATCCGGATGTAATTATTTGTTCATCGATCACATTACAATCTTAGTGTCCGAAGGTGTTGAGAATCTTACGGGCAATGAAGCTGTAGACAAGATGATGAATGAACTCTTACGCCTTGTTAAACGGCATGATATTTGGATTGGGTTAGTCTCACATTTGAGAAAAGTTCAATCAGGTAAAACAGCATTTGAGGAAGGTCAACTGCCTTCCTTAGATGATATAAAAGGAAGTGGCTCTATCAAACAAATTTCGTTTGATATTATTGCCTTTGCTCGAAACATGACAGCTGCTGACGAAAATGAGCGGAATCATATAAAGATGCGAGTATTGAAGAGCAGGTACACAGGCCTCACAGGCGATTGTAATGGACTACAATATGATTATGAAACAGGACGTATGTTCGCAGCCACAAATGGCTACGGAGATGAATTTACTTCAATAGATTAGGAGACACAATGAGCAGACTATTGACACCAAAGACCACCTATACAGTGGATTACCCAAAGGCGGTTGAGTTCGCCGAAAAACAATTTAGTATCTTTTGGCCACCAGACGAACCGGATATCGAAAAAGACATCCACACACTATACACAGACACATCAGAGGCTGAATACCATGGTATCATCACAACACTT